AAAGAAATTTGTGAAGATAGAAACATAAAAATTTATTATAATTCTCGTCAACACCGTTTCAGTTCTTCTGAGCTGCGTCAACGTACATATCAATCCGAACTAACAAAAAAGGTTTAATTATGTGTAAAGTTTTTACCGATGTGCGGATGTTTATGTCTGCTGCAGGTCAATCTATCAACAAAAATAATCCAGAACAATCTGATTTATATTCTAAACTTATCACAGAAGAATATTCTGAATTCTGTGAAGCATTTCAACAAGATGATGAGGTTGAAATGGCAGATGCTTGTTTTGATATGATTTGGGTTATTGTTGGTTTTATGGCATCAAAAGGTTGGGATTGTAATGCCATTTGGGATGAAGGTACAAAGTCTAACCTTGCCAAAATTGACAAAGAAACCGGTAAGGTTTTAAAACGTGAAGACGGCAAAGTGATGAAACCAGAAGGTTGGCAACCACCAAACTTTGCAAAGGTGATAAAATGAGACTAGAAGGTTTTGTTGAAAAAGGTTGGGGTTCAGAATTAATTTGGGCCACCAATGACAAATATTGTGGTAAACTTTTAAGGTTTAAATCCGGTTCTAAATTCTCTATGCACTTTCATGCTCAGAAAGATGAAACTTGGTATGTGTTATCTGGAAGATTTGAAGTCAAATACATTATGACCAAAGATGCTAGCGAAAGAACAACAATATTAACTGAAGGTTCGGTTTGGAGAAATGAACCACTAGAACCGCATCAACTAATTTGTTTAGAAGAAGGAACTATCATTGAAGTTTCCACACCGGATTCAGTAGAGGATAATTACAGAGTAGCACCAGGAGATTCGCAGAGTGGCCTTTTTAGTACATAATCTTCCACCAGTTTCAGTATATGTTAAGAAAGAATATTTGTATGACCATCAGAAAGGCTTTGGTGAATTAACACCTGGTGTTTGGATTTCTGTAAAGAGTGTAATCGGCAAAGCACTTTACTTTGAAACTTTACTTACCGATTATGGTGCTCTTTATGATAAGTTGCCTATTTCTGCTTTTGTTTGGCGGCAAAACTTCAATAAAGATGAACAATTGCCTTTGGATACCTTGCAAATTTGGGACTGTTTCGATTATAATATAACAGTCGTACAGAAACCACTATTAAGTATGTGTGAGTTCTTTGGCAAAGATAAGAAGATGCACAAAGGTGTATATGTTTTTACAATTGATAATGCTCATCCAGACGGAAGTATTTTAGATTGTAATTTTTCTGAACATGACCCAGAGCATAAATCATTTAATGTTATCAAGTTAGACAACGGTCAATTCGCTGCACAACCAAATAACAGAATTGTCTGGCGTGATAGTAGTTTAACAATAGATAAGTTACTCATGCCAGATTTTAAAGTGTGTTCACAAAACTACAGAGTAGAAACTGAACCAAAATGGAGTGTCGGTCATACCGATGAGTGGCAATACAAAACGAAAGAAGAAAGGAATTCGTAATGAATATTCGTGAAGTTGCTAAGAAACTGGCTGTAGAGTACAAGATGCCTAAGGCTGAAAGGTACAGTTTGGCCTTGAGGGACTTTGACGGTATGGTCGAAGTGATTGGGTTTATGCAAGACCCCAACTATAATATGGCCGACTTTGATGGCCGCGAAATGCTTTTCCCAAAGCGCTGGGTAACAATCGGCGTTTTGCCTGAGGAGACTGAGGTACCGGCATGATAAAATTAATCACGCTCAAAACCAACCACACACTAATGGGTGATGTGGTTGATGACAGGGGCGGTGTTTATAGAATTAAACAACCAGTACAGGTTGTAAATGTTCCGCCACAAGGACCACAAGAAGCTGCAAACATTGCTTTTGTTCCTTTTTTAGAGTATTCAGAAGAATTCAAAACAGGTATTTCTTTTGATAAGGTTGATGTTTTAACTGTAAATAAACCAGTTGTTGAGTTGGAGAACCAATACAACGCAATCTTCGGTAGTGGTATACAGATTGCCTCTGCTATTCCAAAATTCTGATATAATCAATGAATGAGTAGATATTATACAAATGTTGCAGTTTATGGCAACAACATTCTTTTTCGTGGTGTAAAGAATGGTCGGCGAGTACGGGAAAAAGTCCAATACTCTCCGACTTTGTTTTTACCAACGAATAAAAACACCGAATGGAAAAATCTACACGGTGAATTTGTTGAGCCTAAAAGATTTGAAACAATTCGCCAAGCAAGAGACTTCATCAAAAAATATGAAGATGTAAGAAACTTTAAAATCTATGGCAATGCCAACTTTGAGTATGCTTATGTTGCAGATACTCACCGTGGTATGATTGATTGGGACATAAATCAATTACACATTGCTATCATCGATATTGAGGTCGGTTCAGAGAATGGCTTTCCTGACCCAGAAAAAGCAGAAGAACCAATCACAGCAATATCAATCCGCAAACTGAATGGTGCCATGTTGGTCTATGGTTGCGGCGATTATAATAACTACCATGATGATGTTACTTATTTTAAATGTGAAGATGAATGGCATCTCTGCAAAAGATTTTTGGAAGATTGGAAAGATGAATATCCTGATGTAATCTCTGGTTGGAATATTAAGTTCTTTGATATTCCTTATCTCGTTAATCGATTCACAAAAATTCTAGGTGAAGAATATGTTCGTAAGATGTCGCCGTGGGAGAATGTTGCAATCAAAGAAAAGTGGATTAAAGGCAAGAAACAAGTAACTTATGGTATTCAAGGTGTATCTGTATTAGACTACATTGAGTTGTATCGATGGTATGCTCCCGCAGGAAAGTCACAAGAATCCTATCGCCTTGATAATATTGCAACAGTAGAACTTGGTGAAAAGAAAATTGATTATTCTGAGTTTGATAACCTTCATCAGTTGTATCGGTTAGATTATCAAAAGTTTATTGACTATAACATCAAAGACGTTGATTTGATTGTCAAACTAGAAGAAAAACTAAAACTGATTGAGTTGGGTTTAACTCTCGCATATGACACCAAATGTAATTATGAAGATGTGTTTGCACAAACTCGTATGTGGGATGCTCTTATCAATGCTTATTTGATTGAGCGTAATACTGTTGTGCCACCAAAAATCATCAAAGAAAAAACTGAATCTTTTGAAGGTGCATATGTCAAAGAACCACAAATTGGTAAACATGATTGGGTCGCATCGTTTGACTTGAACAGTCTGTATCCTCATTTGTTGATTCAATACAATATTTCACCAGAAACTCTAATTGAACCAGAACAGTATACAAGAGAAATGCGTCAAGTTCTAGGTGATGGTGTTTCTGTTGACCGATTGTTGACTGGCCAAGTCAACACAAAAGACTTAACACAAGCAACATTGACACCAAACGGTCAATTCTTCAGGAAAGATATTCGCGGTTTTATACCAAAGATGATGGAAGAAATGTATGAAGACCGTAAGAAGTTTAAAAAGTTGATGTTAAAGTCACAACAAGAATATCAAAATGAAACTGACCCAATTAAACGTAGAGAACTTGATAACATAATTGCTCGATATAATAACCTACAACTTGCAAAGAAAGTTTCTCTCAACTCGGCGTATGGTGCTATGGGTTCACAGTACTTTCGATTTTATGATTTAAGAATGGCACTTGCTGTTACTCAAGCAGGCCAGTTGTCAATTCGATGGATTGAAGGTAAGTTGAATCAATTTATGAATAAATTGTTAAAAACTGAAAGTGAAGATTATGTCATTGCTTCAGACACAGATTCAATTTATCTAAGACTTGGCGAACTTGTCAGCCGAGTTTTTGATGGTGAACAAGACACCAACAAAATTATCAAATTCATGGACAAAGTTTGTGAAGATAAGATACAACCATTCATCGACAAGAGTTACGAAGAACTTGCTACATATGTCAATGCGTATGCTCAAAAGATGCAGATGAAGCGTGAAGCACTTTCAGATAAAGGCATCTGGACTGCCAAGAAACGATATATTTTAAATGTATACAACAACGAAGGCGTTCAGTACAAAGAACCTAAACTCAAAGTGATGGGTCTTGAAATGGTCAAATCATCAACACCATCGGCCATCCGTGAGAAGATGTATCAGATGATTAAGCTCGTGATGACTGGTACAGAAAACGATGTGCAAGATTTTATTCAACAATTCAAAGAAGAATTTAAGTCTTTGCCTGCTGAAGAAATCTCTTTTCCAAGAAGTGTGAACGGTTTAACAAACTATTCCGATTCTGCTACACTCTACAAGAAAGGCACTCCAATTCATGTTAAGGGTGCTATTCTATACAATGATTATTTGCGCCAACTCAATTTAACCAATAAATATCCTTCCATCCAAGAAGGTGAAAAACTCAAGTTCACATACTTGAAAATGCCTAATCCAATTAAGAACACGGTAATATCTTATCCAACTAGATTACCTAAAGAGTTTAAACTACAAGAGTTTATTGATTACGATACACAATTTGAAAAGGCCTTCATTGAACCAGTTCAAATCATTCTTAGTTGCATTGGTTGGTCAACGGAAAAGAAAAACTCCTTGGAAGATTTCTTTGGATGAAATATTGTTTTGTTATTAAAGAAATAAACAAGTTTGACGCTGTTGAGTTTGTCCAAGAATATCATTATTCGAAAGTGATGCCTAAACTAACAAAACATTATTTGGGTATATTCAATGACGGCGCACTCGTTGGTGTTTTAACTCTAGGATGGGGAACTCAACCACTTCAAACAATAAAAAAATTATTTCCAAATTGTCAAACAAAAGATTATTATGAAATAGGTAAAATGTGTATGCATCCCGATATGCCAAGAAATTCAGAGTCACAAATGCTCTCTGCTGTCATAAAATGGATGAAGAATAATTTACCTACAGTGAAATATTTGTATACATGGGCTGATGGTATTGTAGGTAAACCTGGTTATGTTTATCAAGCGGCCAACTTTTATTATGGAGGATTTATTTGGACTGATGTTTACATTGGACCAGATGGTGAAAAAATACATCCGAGAACTGCTAAAGGTTTGTGTATAGAAAATGGTAAACGGTTGGGTCGAGATAGAGTTTTTTGGTTAACGTTTGACTTTATGCAAGATAAAGGAATCAAAAGAATCAAAGGCAAACAGTTTAGATACATAATGCCTTTGACGAAAGAAATAAAAAAACGTTTGAATAAAGATTCTACAGTCAATTGGAACACAAATTATCCTAAACACTCAGACTTGTTATGGAAAGAAATGACAGGTATTGGTCAATATACAGAAACTACAATGATACCACAATTTGACTTGGGTGTAGTGAACTTAAATAGAAAGAATGTGTTTTCAAACGCAAGGAAGAATACTTTAGAAAATTTCTTTTAATCAAAAAAGGCAAAGAAAAAAAATGAGGTTGACAATTCTACTGATTTAGTGTAAAATTGTTTACTGATGATAGTGAAATTATACCAAAATGGAAGGCGTATTTTAAAATGAGTTTATTGGAAAAATTAAAGAAGAATAGCACGATAAAAGATTCAGCTATTCTTACCAAATCTAAATTCTTTACCGAAAAAGATGTAATTCAAACTGATGTGCCTATGGTAAACGTGGCACTATCAGGCAATTTAGAAGGTGGCCTAACACCAGGTCTTACTATGTTGGCAGGCCCTTCTAAGCATTTTAAGACAGCGTTTGCTTTGTTGATGGCTTCTGCCTATCAAAAGAAATATCCTGAGGCTGTTGTGTTATTTTATGATTCAGAATTTGGCACACCGACCAAATACTTTGAAACATTTAATATCAACATGGACAATGTGTTACATACTCCAATTACTGATGTTGAACAATTGAAGTTTGATGTTATGAAACAACTACAGGAACTGGACAAAGAAGACAAAGTTATCATTGTACTTGATTCGATTGGTAACTTGGCGTCTAAGAAAGAAGTTGAAGATGCTTTGAATGAAAAGTCAGTTGCTGATATGTCACGAGCAAAACAGATGAAATCTTTGTTCCGTATGGTGACACCACATCTGACCATTAAAGATATTCCAATGGTTGTTGTCAATCACACTTACAAAGAAATCGGAATGTTTCCGAAAGATATTGTTGGTGGTGGTACAGGCAGTTACTATTCTGCTGACACAATTTGGATTCTTGGTCGCCAACAAGATAAAGATGGTTCTGAAATCAAGGGATACCACTTTATCATCAACGTAGAGAAGTCACGCTATGTTAAAGAAAAATCTAAAATTCCTGTTTCTGTCTATTTTGATGGCGGTATCAATAAATGGTCTGGCCTACTTGATGTGGCTTTGGAGTCCGGACACATCGTTAAACCAACAAACGGATGGTACTCAAAAGTCAATAGAGAAACCGGTGAACTAGGTAATAAGGTTCGCCTAGGTGATACACAAACCAGTGAATTTTGGAGTGATTTGCTAAATGATGAATCGTTTAAAGAGTTTATCCGACAGAAGTATTCCATTGCCTACAGTAACATTATGGGAACGGATAACATCGATGTTTCAGAAGAAGAAACAGAAGATGCTTAAACAAGATGTTGATTTCACCTTTGTAGATTTTGACAACTCTGATAAAACTGGTATTTGTTTACTAGACGAAATTTATAGTGGTGTAATCTACCATTATATTGCAGCTAGAGTGGTAGAAGAAGGTGAAGTTGCTCGATTAGAATTCGGGTTTACTATCGTACATCCAGGCAAACATGATATAGATGACTTGCAAAATGATGAAAAATTTCATACAATCATGGGTGACATATTAACACACATAATGACTGAACAAATAGAAGATGCAAAGACTTGAACAAACGATTTTAAAGAATCTCATTTATAATGAAGAATATACCAGAAAAGTTCTACCTTTCCTAAAAACTGAGTATTTTTCCGACAGAACAGAAAAGAACCTGTTTAAGGAAGTATTTGAGTTTGTCAACAAATATAAAAATCTTCCGACACACGAAGCTCTTATAATTAACTTTACAGAGAGTAAATCACTATCTGAGCAAGAAGTACAATCAGTTATCACTTTACTGAACGAAATCAAACAAGACAAAGGTGACGTAGTAGAAAATAATTGGTTGACCGAACACACGGAAAAGTTTTGCCAAGATAAGGCAGTCTATAATGCCATCATGGAATCGGTGTCTATCCTTGATGACAAGAACGGCAGAAAATCTAAAGGTGAGATACCAAAACTTCTGTCTGATGCTCTTGGTGTTTCTTTTGACTCACACATCGGCCACGATTATATCAATGACTCCGATGAACGATATGAGTTCTATCATAGAGTAGAGAGTAAACTGGCCTTTGACCTTGATATTTTCAACAAGATAACGAAAGGCGGTCTTCCACAAAAAACACTTAACATTGCTCTCGCTGGCACCGGTGTTGGTAAGTCTTTGTTTATGTGTCATGTGGCTGCTGGTTGTCTATCTCAAGGTTCAAACGTATTGTATATCACACTTGAGATGGCTGAAGAAAGAATAGCTGAACGTATTGATGCGAACCTGTTGAATATTGACCTGAATGATTTGAAAGTCATCAGTAAACAAGACTATGAACGTAAGTTTTCTGTGTTGAGAAACAAAACTCAAGGCAAACTAATCATCAAAGAATATCCAACCGCATCAGCAAGTACACTACACTTTCGGGCCTTGTTGAACGAATTGGCTTTAAAGAAATCTTTCAGACCAGATATTATCTTTGTTGACTATCTAAACATTTGTTCGTCTGCTAGATTAAAACCAGGTGCAAACGTAAACTCTTACACATACATCAAAGCAATTGCTGAAGAACTTCGTGGTCTTGCTGTAGAGTTTAATGTGCCGATTGTGTCTGCAACTCAAACAACTAGGTCTGGTTATACCAACTCTGACCCAGGCCTTGAAGACACATCAGAATCATTTGGTCTGCCGGCAACTGCTGACTTTATGTTTGCTCTTGTAACAAATGAAGAACTTGAAAACCTAAATCAAATCTTGGTCAAACAATTGAAGAATCGATATTCAGACCCAAATTATTTCAAACGATTCGTCATTGGCATTGACCGTGCTAAAATGCGTCTATATGATACCGAACAATCAGCACAAGATGACTTAACCGATTCTGGCCAAGATGATCCGCCACTTAATACCTTTGGTAATAGAGAAAGAGGTTTCAATAATAAGTTTGGTGGTTTGAAAGTATGAACTACATTGTTTCTTATAACAATGCCTTAATACCAGAACTTTGTGAGCATATCATTGAGAAATTTGAGGCCTTTAGTAAAAAACATGAACGAACTGTTTTAGACGGACACAGGTCATTTACTGAGCTAAATATTTCAGCCGAGAAACAATGGCATGATATCAATGAAATGTTGCTTGATAAGATGCAAGATTATTTGAAGCGGTATATGAAAGATTTTGAAATTGATGGTGATACATGGCCAAAACAAATTGGGTATGAACAATTAAGAGTAAAAAGGTATTTGCCAAATGATGTTGACCGTTTTGATTTTCATGTGGATGTTGGCGATTATAGTTCTGCTCGTAGATTTCTAGTTTACTTTTTCTACTTGAATACAGTAGATGAAGGTGGTGAGACTTGTTTCACGTTAAACAAAAAGACACCACCACATATAAAAGTAAAGCCTGAAGAAGGAAAATTATTGATGTTTCCGCCATTGTGGACTCATCCGCATATTGCAATGAAACCAATTAGTGGACCAAAATATATTATTGGTGGTTACCTACACTATGTCTGATAAACTAACAAAAGACCAAGCACTTTACGTTGCTAATATTTTTTCAACTTACTTCGATAAGTTTGAAAGAATTGATGATTACATCCGTGACCAGAAATTAAACTCTCTGGCTGATAGGCCTTTCGTTCTGCCTGGCATGGGACCAGAAGAAGATTTGTTCTCAGATTTTACGGTGAATCCAATGGACATGGATTTTCAATTGGTCGAATTGCCACAAGATACTTGGGATATTTACTTGAATATGATTTCAAGTCACTCTAATATGACAAGTATTCCTGGTCGTTGTTATCGTTTAGCAATACTTGAAAAGAATTCTGGTAAGTGGGTTGGTTTTATTCGACTTGGTTCTCCAGTCATCAACATGAAACCAAGAAATGAAATGCTTGGTGGTGTCTTTACACAAACACCACAGTCCGCTAAATCTTTCAATCAAACATCAGTAATGGGTTTTGTGATTGTGCCATCTCAACCATTTGGTTTTAATTATATTGGTGGTAAACTTTTGGCGGCCATTTGTTGTTCTCATTATGTTCGTGAGGCCTTGAACAAAAAGTATGATATGAATACTTGTTTGTTTGAAACCACAAGTTTGTATGGCAGTTCCAAATCCTCATCTCAATATGATGGAATGAAGCCGTACTTACGATTCAAAGGCCTAACTGACTCTGATTTTCTGCCAATGATGCATGGCAAACCATATGATAACATGAAGAACTACCTAGAAGAACATCTAGGTGAGTTTGTGCCTGCTGATGCCTCTAGTCGTAAGTTAAAGATTTCTAATAAAGCCATCTCTATGACCAAAGTGGCACTCAAAGGCACACCAGAAGGCGAGAAGTTTAGTGCTACAATTAAGAATGCCTTAGGGTTGACTGAGAGAAAACGATACTATGCTTCAAACTATGGATTCTCTAACTTTTCCGATGTGGTGATGGGCCGCACAGATAAACTGGTCAAAGACAAAGAGAACTATGACAAATTTGAACTAGAAAATATTATAAACTGGTGGAAAAAGAAGGCTCAAACTAGATACGATACACTTAAATCCGAGGGTCGATTGCGCCAAGAAATAGAGGTCTGGACTGGCGATAAAGAACTTGACATTATTCGGTAAACCTGTTAGCATAAATACTCCGTTAAATTGGAG